GAAACTCCTTATAACCTGACTCACGCACCACCTCTTTGTGTTCCTTATCAATCCATAATGCTGCAAAGGGCATATTCCTCGCATCTCTCTTTGACTGATCATAGATTGCTCTTGGGAATACGCAGAATAAATATTTGAATTTGGTGTTATAATCTGATTTCACATAACATTCTTTGACTTTATCACCGACCTTAGTTTCGCCAAATTTTCCTATTGCCTGGTCTGCGGTATATTCATATTCAATATAGGCACGTTTTGTCCTGCCCTGTGCGTCTGCCAAGATTATGACATTCTCAATATTCAGACAATCAAAGCGCACATCTTCCTCGATATCCCTTTCGCAATATAAAATATCTGTTCCAATAGAACCTAATCCGAGGTAACTTTCCACGTCTTCCTGGTAAAAATTAGAACCGTTTATTATGGAATACAAGACATCTTCGGTATCTTTCAGGTAATCAAGATTATCTCTTTTTATCATAAGAGAACGGTTACGCAAGCCGATAGTAAACCATTTAGTCTGCGGCCCCGACATATAAGCCTGCATACCTGCGGCAAAATAAGCATTGGCCATAATCGCGGTTGAGTCATAAATATCAACAGGTAATTTATCGCCTAAACTTTTTATGCGGGTGATATATGCCTTACGGGGCAGGGCAAAATACATCAATTCCTGCCAATATGCCTCTAATCCTGAACGGGTTGATTTTTCTGTATCATAGACTCTGATATGTTGTTGGGCGATAGTTTCAGGCATTATCTACCTCCGAGTAATGTATTAAGTTCTAAATTTGCTTCGCTTGGGATACCCAACGGAGATGTTAATATTGTTTTTGTCTGGGCGAGACGCTGTTTTCTTAACTTATCTTTTGCCTCTTGTGTAGCTAAAGCTTCAGCACCTGCGACTTTTGCCTCGGCTGCTTTGACCTGTGCTTCCTGGTAAGAAATAAGTTTAGTCTGCTGCGTTTCCTGAAATGCAAGTGTTTCTTTTTGTTGTGCTTCCTGGGCTGCAAGCACCTTATTCTGCTGTTCTCCCTGGGCTGAGAGTGCTTTTTTCTGCCCCTTTTTTTCTTCAGATGCTTGATAAGCAGATGTTCCAACTACAGCAGCTGATATTATTGCAGCGGCAATCACTATTGGGGGCATTTTAACCTCCGATAAATAAATTTACTCATATCCTTGCTGAACCAAGAAATACTATTAGGATTTTCTTTATTGATGACTTCTCTTATTCCTTGCCTGATTGAAGATAATCGCTTGCCATACACACCGATAAAATGTATATTCTTGCCTTCCTGAAATAATAAATCTTTCATAATTTCAGGATTGGTAAGTAACGCAGGATTGTGTTTTATTTGTTCTAATTGTTCTGCTTTGAGTTTAATAAAGAATCCAAACCCATCGTTACAGGAATACATCCGGTCAGTATCATCCATCAGGGATATAAAATTATAAACTTGCTCTTGATTAGTCATTTTTTAAGATGCTTTTCTGATGTTTAAAATATTCTACCTGAGCTAATCGCCTTTCTGCGCCAACCCGGGTTTTATAAGGCCCCCCAAGATTTTTCCCTTTTTCGCTAACAACATAATAACCGCCTGCGCGTTTTACTATCATAATTTTAATAGGTCATAAGTGCCTACCATTGCCGGTTCTTTATAACTTCCTGTCAATGGGTCGTATCCCTGCACTTGCTCAATTCCTCCTTGCCTGTCCATCCTGCCTCTGATTGGCGGTTTGGCAATCTGTTGTTGCATTGCAAGGGCGTCAATCAAATCCACATACAAACTCTTAAACCCGTCTATGGTTACACCCATCAATTCTGTTTCTAATTCAGCAAGCCAGGGGGATAATTCAGGAAGCATTATTGTATGAGCTTTAAATCTTGGGGCAAGCATCTTGACTCGTTCTAATTTAGTGCCTACTGCAATATGCTCAATCGGCACAATATCAAAGAATATATTACGCCTCTGCATTTCCTTGTAAATGAATGGCTCTAATATCTGCTTAAAATGGCCTTTTTCTATACCTACCGGCATACGCCTTGCCCCGCCAAGAGAAGGAGTCCATTTCTCAACCGCCTTGAATAATTCGTCAATGAATACATCTGAAGCCCAGCGGCCATAAGGAAAATCAACTATAATCCAGCGATTGTCTTCTGTTACGGCATTGACGCACATAGCCCGATAGCAGGCTGATTTATTTATACTTGAGGCTGGGTCAACAGTCATAAATAAATTGGTATCCTTGATAACCTTGTCCACATATAAATATGAATAACGAATGAAGTCATCTTTATTGAATACCCTGTTTTCTGCGCTTGTTGCCTCGCACATCCGCTCTCTCATCCAGACGTCAACCTGCCCTACCCTGCGGAAACTTTCTCTTTCTTTTTCTATCTCTGGCAATGGAAATTTTTCTACCCAGTTCGGTTCACCCTGCTCATTTAATATTGCTATCTTACGCGTCTGGAAACCTAATTCTTCGGCTGCATTGAACACTCTTTCAACAATACATTTTTCGCCTAAATTATTGCCGATTAGAAATATCCTGGTATGCTGGCCTAAGAACATCACGTCAGATAAAAACCATTGCCAATCATTCCCTAAAATCGTATCACTCTTTGCATCCTCCGTGTCCTGAGGGTCATCAAGAACGCAAATACGAGGCCGCCTATCTATATTAGCTAAGCCTCTGATTGATGAACCTTTACCGTAAACCTCAATGCGGATATTGTGGATTTTTCCCTGAGCATCCTTGACATCCACGGAGAAAATCTCAGTTGACTTCTGTTTGATTTCCACAAGATTAGAATTTAAGGCGGGATTGCTAAGATATTCTTCTTCTATTTCAAGTAACTTATTTCCGGCAAGAGTGGCGTTTTGTTTGATTAAAACAATATAATCCCTGTCTTCGGAAGGAAAACGCAGGCAATAAAGCAAGAAGGCACGTAAGACAATCTGGCCTTTTCCACTTTCTCTAAAACCCTCTATGGCAAAATTATCTTTTTCATTAAGGAGAATATCCGACCATTGGAAATGAAACTCAGGAGGGGCAACTTCATCTTTTCCGTTATTCAACAATAAAAAACGGAAGGCCACTAAATTATTGTGTGCCATTTTAATCCGCTTAATCAATTCTGTTTGTTGCTCTGAGGTAAATTGCAAGGTTATCCTTTATTAAAAGATGTCCTGTGTTCCACATCAACATAAGGAAGTCCGGTTTTATATAATTGTCTATAAGTAATTCCCCATTGAGGCATCAGCATTTTTGCCCTGTCAAAATGTCCCTTCTCATCAGCTATCAAAGCATTTATTATTCTTTTGACTTCCCATTTATCACTCTTGGATAAATCTGTCTTTTTACTCCAGGCCTCAATGCCTTCTTCTAAAATCCTCATATCAACGATAGACAGGCTCTTGCGGTCAAAGATATATCTTAATGCGATAAAGTGCATTGTTGTAATCGAGGGGATAATCCTATTTTTAATTTTGGCTAACATGCTCGGATATCCTGTTGGGGATTGCTTTGGAAATCATATTTTCAAAGAAGATATTGACGGTCTGTTGAAAACCTTCGCCTATTAACTTCTGTGGGGTCTTACCGTCAAGGCGGTTAAATATCTCTTTGATAGCCTCATTATCTCCTTGAGTGGCATTAAGAATTAAACGCCAGACTACAGCATCTTTGACTTTCCCTTTTATCGTTTCATTAGTTTCTGGGTCTATATAATTTATTTTTTTCTTAAGAAATCTTTTAAGAAGCGGAAGAAAATAACCGTTAGGATGTTTTTGAGTATGAGGCTTAGGCGGGTTAGTTTTTGAAAACCTATGTTCTCTTAATGCTTGATTTTCTGCCATATCGTAGAAATATCGCTGAAATCAAATAAAAAACCCGTCAACCGCCGTATACGGTCAACGGGTTATAAATTTAAAGGGAGCGACCCTTTATTAAAGTATAATAACAAAATCCTTATTTGTCAAAAAATATTATTTAAATATATGGAGAAACTGAAGGATTTTAATCCTATTTACCCGACCCCAATTCTCACGTTTTAATAATGCTCGTCGGAGATTTGGCAGAAATATCTTAGGCAAACTCTTAATCCAAGTTATTTCTTCTTCAGTAGTCCAATGATATGGAAAGGGATATTTTTTCAGTCTTTTCATTTAGTTAGTTTTTGTTTAGATTTAAAACTCAATAATTCAGGCAAGGAGATTAGTTAAAATATTTCTTTGCTCTCTTGTGTTCCTTGAGAAAATTCTCTATTTTATCTTTATACACATTGCAATCTTCACAAGTTTTGACCGGCTCTATAAGTTTTACCCGCCAGTTAAACCAAACCATCGGAATAAGGCATAACAAGAAAAATAATACCAAGAAGTCAATTATATTTATTACTCCGAATATCCGGCCTTTATTATCAATTATCATTATTCTTCCTTTCCAGGCCTTTTAAAATCCTTCTCTGCCCTAAGTAATAACAGAAAAAACACAAAAACCCCTGCAATATAAATATTAGCCAAAACATTTAATCTACCTCCGTCCATTTTTTAATCTTCTTCCATCTCAACCTTACCCAGTCCGCCACAATGAATATAAGGATAACTATGATAATCCTATGCCCGCCTGTCTCCTGAATATGGCGGGTGAGGTTTTCGATATACTGCAAAGCCCCTGGGTAGAATAATATCATCACAAGAGGGATTGAGAAGATTATTAGTAACCAAGAGAGAAATATTCTCATTTATATTTACAAGATTTCCAAGTCTTTAATTTTTCTTCTAATTCTGCTTTTAAAGTTTGCGCCCAAACCATTTGTTCTCGTTTACTCCGAGGGATATAATCACAAGCAACTTTATCGTCTAGGCATTGTTCGCAATAATAATCACCAATAGAGAGAAAATTTTCTAATCCTACACAAGTCCGCACTGTATAAAAATTTTCTTCTAAAGAAAAATCGGCAATATATTGGGAAATCACAACCTTCGGTGGAAAAATCTTTGAACATCCCATACATAAACCTAATACTAAAATTACTAAAATCAATTTTTTCATAATCCTCCTCTTACCTTGGTAGCATTAGACAATTTAATGCCCATAAGGCAACACAAAGCCATCCTCCTTCTTATATTGCATTAGATTCGACAACCGCTATTTTCTTTTTTCTACCGCCCCTTGCACCGTAATATCTGGCTGAATAACAGGTCAAAATCTTCATGATGTCCTCTGCTAATTCTTCCTCATATTTCCGTTCTTTGGTGTCCATAATCTCAACCTTAACGCCTAAATTTCTAAAGATAGAATCCAGATATTCGTAGCCGAATCTGGCTATGCGGTCTTTGTATTCAATCAAAACTCTCTCTACTTTTCCTTGAAACGCAAGGTTAAGCAGTTTATGCAGACCTTTTCTTTTCTCATTTATCCCGCTGGCTATTTCATCAATGACCGTATACTTATAGCTTTGAGATTCGGCGTGTTTCGTTAGTCTGTCTTTTTGTCGCTGGAGATTTTCTTTTTGTTTTGCGGTAGAACAACGGGCATAGACAACGGTTAGTTTTTCTGGCTTAATAGCGAGCCTGCCAGTGAACGAATCCAAGTCCTCTTGCATAAAACGCCTATGCCCGCCAGTGGTCTTGAAAGATTTAATCTTTCCGTTATTGGCAAGCGTCTTGATTGTGTTTATACTTACGCCGATATACTTACTTGCGTCTGTTGATTTTAGTATCATTGTCTAATCCGCAAAACATTGGTTTGTTTATACACCCAACTCCACCTTTCCCAAGACAGTAATAGCCACATACAGGACATTGCATATCTTTGTATGTTTCATATAATAATTTTTGTCTAATTCTTTCATCTACTTTGTTTAGATTATCCATTATCGAGTCCACAATTTTAAAAAATCATTGGCACAGATATTACAAAATTCATGTTTCGTTGGTAAGTAGTCCTTATTAAGTGGGTCAGGGAGGGCGTCTGCACAGTTTTTATTCAGCGATAACAACTCATTCGCCATAGCTTCTATCAATACTGGGTCAACAGTCTTACCGCTATTAGTTACAGAGCAATATCCTCTTGCCAACGCACCGAGTAAATCTTCTCTCGACGATAAAATAACGTCTTTATTCGTTCTTAATGGCATATACCGACTCATATTATCGCTTATAGCCATAGCGATATTCGATTGATATGCATACCATAACTCCTTGTCTTTACGTAACTGCCGAGTAATCCATCTTACCGCTAATTTAGTTATCATTGTTCCTCCCCGTTATCATACTCGTTCTCTTCACGCCACAACAGACAGTCTTTTACGTTATTATTTTCCAAATTTATGCAGTCTTTTTTAAACCTACAGTAGTAACAAGTGTTACTCATTTTCGTTTCTCCAAAATAACATCAGCAATTTTACTTCCTAAACTCTGCCATTCAGAATATGGAATTTCATCTGTCTGTGGAGGTCGGCAAAAGTGATTTGAAGGACTTTCGTCATAGTATCCTTCCCATTCACAATTACATTTAGGACATAGTTTTTTCATGGCAACTCCCGCATTGTTCGTTCTGCAAAACTTCTATACATGTCCGAATACGTCTAAACGCTTGCCATTCTTTATCGGTATCTCGGCTTGTAAACCCAAGAATAAAGTCCTTGAGTATTTGCATATCGTCCTTCAAGTCCTTAAAGTTATTTGGTTCCATTTAATTTATCTCCTCGCTCAATAGTTACGGTAAAAACAAACACATTTTCTCTTACAAGAAAACTTTTCTTTTGTAATTTAACTCCTTTGCTATTTGGCTCTGAACAAACCATTTCCCATAGTTTAAGTTTAAAAATATCTTTAGCGTCTTTAAACTTTCTGCAACTTCTTAAAATACTATCCTCTACTTGACCCATATTATTCTCCTTTCTTGTCAATCACGGAGCCCTCCGTGATTATCTCTTTCTTCATTTTCTGTATCTCCCCAAGCAAAAACTTCTCATTCTCATTCATCAGCTCTTGCAGTTCAGAAACGGTCATCTCCTCATCTAACGGCTCGAAGAAATAAACCCGCTCTCCTTCGGTTTCAAAGTATGTTTTTGTTACTTTCGTTATCTTCATTTCCATGCCTCCAATTTACCATTTTTAGTCTAAAAAGTCAAGCTAATTTAATCGTATTTATACGGTTTTGGTGTGATTATGTTAGCAGTTACTAACCTCCACAATAATCAAAAAGGCTAATTTCTTTTGTGCATAAAGCAAATCCTATTTGTAATAAAGCTAATATTATTGCTATTATCGGTAATATATACATTATCATTTTTCCTCCTTCCTTCCCAAGCACTTATTGGCTGGGGTTAAATCATATTTGCCTCTTGAGGTGGCGGAACATCTTTAAGAGTTAATTTATTATGCCCTTCTTTCCTTGTGTTTTTTAATCGGTGAGTATCTGCTATAATTCGTATATCCTCAATTACATCTTTTAATAAAGTACCTGTTGTCCCTACATACTGCGTGCCTTCTTTCCAATGAGCGAAAGCCCAAACACCCTTAGCAAAACCGTCAAGCCAATCAAGAGATTTGTTCTTGCATAAATCATCAATAAATTTATCCATTTATTGCCTCCTTTCCCACAACCCCTCTGACAGCAGCCTGGAAGTGGTCATTTAGGGTCTGCCTTTCTTCTGTTTTTCTTTTTCTGTGTTGAGGAATTTAGGTCTGGTAATTTACAAGTGCAAAGCGTATATCTCTGACAACCACAATTAAAACACGGTTCTAATAATTTTCTCATCCTCTCCCTCCTTTACTTGATTAAGTCCACAAAATTAAGTTGTTTAGGCAAATTTAATTTCCAACAAAACCAAGCTGTTTGAAACCAAGATCCTGAACCTTTTCCTGATGGAGTTTCAAAATTAACTCTTTTATTAGGGATAATCAATTCTATACCAAACTTGCGATACAATAATCCTCGTTTTTTACCTTCCAACGCAGTTAAGGGCAAAAGAAAAGCAAAAGGAGTATTTAATTCATAAGCCCTTGCTAAAAATTTATCTTTAAGAGAATAAGGAGGATTTGTAACTATGCAATCGTAATGAGAAAGCATTATATCTTTAAGAAAATCAAGATTGCCTTTATCTGTTCCAAAAACGCTAAATCCTGCTTGCGTTAAAAACCTAAATAAATTACCCTTGCCCCAGGCGCATTCCCATATTTGCCAATCTTTTTTTAGATAAGGGATTAAAATATCAACTGCTTCTTTTGGAGTCTGAAAATTATCTGGTCTACCATTACTTTGTATTGTCAATTTTCTCACTTGATTAAGTCTTTGATTTTGGTTGAGATAATATGGGCTAATTCTTTTATTCGTTGAGTATCATTCTCGGTTATGACTATTTCTATCTCCATAAAATCTTGAATCATTTTTTTCAATATTATCTTCATCTACTTCAACCTTATCTATTTGTATGTCTATTGGAATACTAGCTGCCTTCATTATTTCGTGTGTTTTCCAATTAATTTCATCCTGCACAGTTGTCCCAATCATAGGTTGCCATTTTAGAATTTCTGCTACTTTTTTCTCAAATTCTCTGATTGTTAAATACTCTTTTATCATTTATCATCTCCTATCTCTTTAACTATGGTAGGTGGTTTTCCTGCATATTCGCAAGGAAAAGGAACGCCACATACTACACAATGTCCATGAAATTTACCTTGTGCTGGATTATGTTCACTACCACAACAAGCTCTATGTGCAGTGATTTGTGCTATTCGTTCCATCAACTTCTTCTCATCCATTAGTCCTCCTGGTGGGGGGGTTAGAATTAAAAATTATCTCTGCCTTCTATTGCCCAATCATAAACAGCATAAAGTTCATAATCACTATCTGCTAAAGCATCTGCCTTGTTTTGTATTTCTTCTTCATCTAATTCAAGGCACTCTTGTAGTGCTTCTATTTTTTTAGAAGCCCTATATGCCCCCATACTGCCTTCTCTTTTGTTTTCTAAATCCTTAATTGCTTTGTTAATTTCTTTATCGTTTCTTCTCATCTCTCCCTTTCTGGCTGCCCTGGGGCTGGCAGGTTAACCTTCGCTAACCTTTCTTGAATAAGGGGTCAGCCTTAGGCAACCTTAATCATTTATCCCTATTTCCTTCAGATTTTTCTCGCCGATTATTTTACATCTGAATACCCTGAATTTTCCATCACTGCCTATCGGGATACAGGCAATATCTTCTTTTGTAAATTCAGCAATCAGGATTTTATAACCCTTTTTCCATTCTTTGATACACCAATCTAATGTCGCTAAATTGATGCCCTTCCCGCAATCTTTTAATTCGTCTGTATCCGCATCTTTTATTTCTACACTTTCCCCGACTTTATAAATCAAACCGCCATTATATATCCCCTCGTTTTTGCTATTGACGATTTTATATGCCCTAATAATTCCTGGTTGGTCTAACATTGCATAAAGCGGAGTAGTAATATATTTATTGATATTTTTGGCAGAGCGAAGGTCGGCAGAGTTAAGGTTGGCAAAGCTAAGGTTGGCAAAGCTAAGGTTGGCAGAGCTAAGGTCGGCAGAGCGAAGGTCGGCAGAGCGAAGGTTGGCAGAGCTAAGGTCGGCAGAGCGAAGGTCGGCAGAGTTAAGGTTGGCAAAGCGAAGGTCGGCAGAGTTAAGGTTGGCAAAGCGAAGGTCGGCAGAGTTAAGGTCGGCAGAGTTAAGGTCGGCAGAGTTAAGGTCGGCAGAGTTAAGGTCGGCAGAGCGAAGGTTGGCAGAGTTAAGGTCGGCAGAGCGAAGGTTGGCAAAGCTAAGGTCGGCACGATAAAAACTCTTATTTTTATTTTTTTCTAAGCAATCCCTGATATTCTCGTATTCGCCACAAACAATTATTTCATTGTTATCCCATCTCTTGATTTCAATTTTCATAAGTTTCTCCTTTCATCCCTTTCGGATTAGAACATTGGTTTAATTGTATCCCTGGCTCTTGGTAATAAGGATTATTCATTTGTAGGATTTTTACAAGCAAATCTATTATTCATAAAATCTTGAAATCCTTTCCAGCATTGCTCACATACATCCAATTCCATCTCACTACTACCTTGACTATCGTCATCGCGCCTAAACCAACCCCATTTTTTACGCCTACTATATCGGGCATAAATATGAGGTTCAGTTCTTTCGCATACATCACATTTATTTGTCCTCATTAGCAATCTCCTTTTCTCTTTCTAATAACTGGTGAAAATAAATCCAATCTACAATTACATAATGTTTATCCATTTGGTAACCGTTTTTTAAAGCACTCCTAAAAGTTCCTTTAAATGATTTTTCTAAATTCTTGTCAATTTCGGTTAAATTTCTCATCCCCCCATCATCCTTTCCTATCGGAGGCAGATTATTTTAATTATCTCTTACAATTCTAATTAGGTTTATCATAAATTCCAAGTTTATCCAAAGCCAGAACACCATCTACCACTTGGCTACGCTCTGGTTTAGTAAGTCGCCGACCCTTAACTACCTTTGCTTTATGTAATAATGATTTAATCCTTTGACGTTGTTGGGGTTGCATATAATTACTATGCAAAGCATATGCAAAGCATAAGGATTGCATTAGCTTTGCTAAGCCACAATAAGTAAGTAAGTAAGTGGGTAAGTAATAGTATTAATACACATCTACCAGTTTTTAGATTTTTTAAAGTTTTTATATTTAATCTTCCCATCTTTTTTGAGCAGCGGCTTGGCGTTTTGCCCTTAATCCATCTAATTGAGCCATTCTTTCAAGTAAGGATTCTGAATAAAAAAAACCATCTGCTTGGATAAGGAGTTCAAATTCATTTATGCAATCTTTAATAAAAGTTTTGGTTTCTTCTACTGGACATTTTAATTGTTCGGCCAAAGATTCCCAAACATATTTTTTTTCTTCCAGTTTATATCCCCTGCTTTCCCGTAAATTTTCAATGATAATCCAAAATCTACCATATCCTTCTATGCCATATTTATTAATTAACGCCTTACATTTGGGATCGTGTCTGGCGTTATAATCGTGGGTAAAATAATAAGCGTCTTTCATAGTTAAATAAAGCCCTATCCAAGCAAGGCAGATTACCTTTCTTGGCTTCTCTCATATTGCTCTTGATGTTTCTTATTACAAAAAAGAGCAGAATTAAAATTAAGAATTGTATTTACTATAAACTTATCTGCTTTAGTCGCCTGAAGCAAAGGTTTAGGTAATTCTTTACCACATTTCCAACAAAACGAAGTTGGATATAAATTAGGCATTTTTCTCCTTTAAATGATTATGTTCAGAAAGTTCTAAAAATTCGCAATTTTTTTTTGATAGGTTCTAACATTTTTTTATCTGCCTCATCACTCCCGCAAGTTCGTCAGTATATATTTCAAATCTATCGTGGTCAAATGAGAATAAGTAATTCCCATTACCTACTCCGCCAGTAACTTTATTCCACCTCATCATATTATTCACCATAATTATCTCGCAGATTTCGTGGGTTAAAACCTGCCATCTGCGTTCATAATCATAAGACTTGTCTATCTTGATAGTGTGATTATGCCAGTAGAAGCAACCGCCGGATATCTTTTTATCAAGGATGACTTTCCAGGTTACACCGCCGATGATTAGGGAATGGGGGAGGGATTTCAAAATAAACTCTCCATAGTTTGGTTTATTCTACGTTGGGCTATCTCAAAATATTTCGGTTCTATTTCAATGCCGATAAAGTTCCTGCCTAACTCTTTGCAGGCGACTCCAGTTGTGCCTGAACCCATAAAAGGGTCAAGGATGGTGTCTGTTTCTTTACTACTTGCCAATATTAACCTCTTTATTATTGGAAGTGGTTTTTGTGTAGGGTGAGAATGCTCAAGAGGTCTTTGCATACAAGAAGTTGTAGTAAAATAATCTTTTTGATTTTCTGCAACATTGAAATAAAAATCATCACTCATCACTTTCCAAAAAATAAGTTCAGTAAAACAATGGTATCCTTTTCTATTTTTTACCATCATTGCAAAAGGTTTAGTCCAATAAATAAGTTGCCTGAAATCCCCAAAAATATCAATCATAGGTTTTAAGTGGGTCATTCCTGCCCAAAACATATACATCCCCCCCCCGCAAGGATTTATTACTCTATTGGCTTCTGCAAGCCACTCATTATGAAACTCTTTATCAAAAACCTTGCCTTCGTTCCATTCTCCAAATTGTTTTCCAACATTATACGGCGGGTCAGTAAGCACTAAGTCTATTGACTTGTCAGGTATCTTCTTCATTTCAATAAGGCAATCGCCGAGGATTAGTTTGATTTCGGACATTTTACAAAAAGCATTTTAATTAACCAGAAACATAGTTTATATTTCCAGAACCATAAAAATCTATTATTTCTGATATATATTTCTGGGATACGAAGTTCATAAATTAAGTAATGGTCAGAATTATATCTTTTGGTTATAAAGGGTCTTATTTTTCTATCCATCTTTCAATTTCTCCATTCATTTTATATGCCTCACTGCTATTACTATTCCCATCGCTGATATCCAGTAAAGGCACATCCACCATTTGCCCTCTATTGCCGAGGCAATCAATATCATAAGATAAAAAATAAGTAATAAGTAGATAAGGTTAGTGGACATTATTTTCTCTCTGCAAAGAATACTCCCAAGTATGTTTGCAATTTATTTTAGGGCGTTTGGTAATTATAAACCCTTCACTTCTTAATTCTCTTAATCTCTGCGCCCAAGATAAATGCCCCTCTGTTTTTGGGGGGAAGATTTTTTCAAAATCATCGCAATAAACCCATTCCTTACTCTTGAGTAAATCCAAGACTTTAGATTTGACGGAAGTTTCCTTAACAAACAAATCTTGAGTTAATGGCATTTAAGTTAATAACTTCTTCCTATCCGCACCTTTTCCATTTTGAATATTACCCCTGGGATTGATGCTTTTCCTTTAGTATTCTGGGCGTGTTTATCTAATGCCGATTGATTAGGCAACTTCCAAGAATCAGGTAATTTCTTAAAATCAATTACCTCGGCGTGCCATACATCTCGAGTTCCCTGGCCATCTACTTTGGGGATATTGGCGGTAATAACTGGGGCAACTATTGCCTCGGCCTTTTCTTGATAAGCGGCAGCCTTTTCTGTTTTACCCTGGGCTTCAAGTTCTTTTGCTTTGGCTTCAGCCTTTTCCCTGGCCTTGCGTGCTTCTTCCTCGGCTTTTGCCTGTGCTTCCCTGGCCTTACGCTCTTGTTCTTCCTCAAAGGCCAATGTCGCCTTATCAACAACAATAACCCCTTCATTAAGCCGGTCAATAATAGGGTTGAATAACGCCATTATATTTTTCTTGGCAAGGTCAAGAGGTTGTGTGATAGATTTTCTTCTTTCGTCTAATTCCTTAATCTTTCCCTTTAATCTCATTCGTAATATTCCGGCTAATTCATAATCGCTTGGGGTTCTGACTATAATCGCCTGTGCTTCCTTGACGATTATGGCAGTTTCTTTTTCAGTCTGTTTTACGATTGATATGTCAATTGGTTTAATATTTATGGTTTCCATAATTTATTCTCCTTTTTAAACTGATTTAATATTACTGCACTTAACCATATCCTTTCATCTGAAAGTTTATTATGAAACTCAAGTTTATAACTATTGGGCAATAACTGTATAGCCATTCTTTGCTTGATTTTTAACCCTGTTTGTTCCTCAATAGCTATTTTCTGGGCGACAGTCTGTATCTTTGTGCCTGGGGGTAAAGAAGTTGAAAACTTAATCTCATAAACGGTCAATTTTCCATTTACCTTTGCTACCCTGTCTGGCTTAACCCCATATTTCCAAATTAAAGAATATGTCGGTTTCTCTATCCATTCAAGAATTATCTTAACCTTAAAATCTTTGAGAAACTTTTTATAACCTTCAAAAAATGGAATAAGGGGTTCAGATACCGTCTTAATATCAAGAACACCCTTATCCCATAATTCGGTCATCTTGTGTCCGGCTTGGCCAAATTCCCTATCAGAATCATCAGCATAGGAATAATCGGTTATTCCCTCAGCCTGTAAAATTTGAGTTACACTCGGAAGTCGTATTCCATTTAATAAATATTGATGGTTTAATTCATCAAAGGTAAAATTATTCTCCTGCTTCATTCTCGCCTTTTTCAAGGATTTCAATACCCTGGGCTAAATATGTCTTTTTATCCTGATATTCCTGGACAACTACGCCAATGAATTTAACCGTATCACCATTGGCAAGTCCTTCGTGGAGTTTTCCGAATTTAGCAATTTCTATTATCTTAGTAGAATCCCTGGGAGAAACCTTATAGAAAGTTACATCCTTTTTGTTTTTGGTGACTATGGATTTATTACCAAAAAGGATACCCCAAACATCAAAGGTATTGCCTATGGGTTCTTTTAATGCCTCAAGAACATTTAGGGCTTCTATTTCTTCGGCATTAAATACCTCTTCGGCGGTTTCCTGTTCGGTGGATTTTTCTTTTCTGGCCTTTGGGGTTTCTACCGAGGGTTTATGATTTGCAACTGTATCATTATTCAATATCTCTGGTGGCAAATCTTCGATATCCTGGTCAAATACATCAGAGGCCGCAGTAGTTATCAAGGTTACAGCTACAACAGCACGCTTGACCGACATTTTTAAAATCGTATTGCCTACATCTGCCGGATTTGTCCGTATGCGCTTTATTTTTATTGCCTTTCCTTCGCTTTTAATCCATTTTTCCATACGCCTATCTTCCGGGGTTTCTTTAAATTCCTCATCACATACCGGCCTGCGCCATTTATATTTATCCTCATCAGAGGAACATTCACCGGAAGCCGCCCCCATAAGTTGGCCTGTAGGACTAAGTATTCTTTGAGTAACCCGATAACGGATATATTCATCAGTAGACAAATCCTCAATAATCGGATTATCAGCAACAAGATGAAAAGTCATTAAGATTTTCTCTGCCCCAGGTTTCAATAATGAGGGTTTCTTGCAACCTGGAATAATCCCATAATGAATATCCTTTTTCATTACGGAGTTCATTACTTCCTGAATCATATTGACCTGCGCCCTGATTTCATTTGCCCTTGCCGACTGATTCTTTAATGCTTTCGTTTTTTCTACCATCTTACCTCTCCCTTCGTTTAACACCCTATTAAACTTGCTACTCCAACAGGGAATTGTTTTTTATATTCATTGTGCCACTTTTTTCCTGCGCGTATGCGATACATTACCATTAAATCCGGGCATCGTCTTAATAAACATACTTTATTTGCCTTAGAGATACCCACTATTTTTCCTTGCTGACAGGAATACCTGCCCAATATTCACCTCCTTTTTTACTTATTTCTTTAGGTGGGTTAATCTCACAAATCCCAAAAGGTTTTTAATGTTATTCCTGTTATAAATAACTCGTCGGATTTTTGCGGGGTATTCTCCCAGATTACCCTCTATTGTAGTAATCTTCTCTCGAGTAACCTTTTCTATAATGCCAATATGACCACCTTCTCGTCGAGAAAATATGATTAAATCTCCTACTTTAATGCTTGAGGCATTTATTAACTTACCTAACTTCAAAAAATCTTTGGCTCGTAATGTATAGGGAATATTCAATTCTGCTTTTTTTATGCAATAAGAAATAAATCCAGCACACCAGGGAAAATTTTCTCTACCATTCAAATATTGCCTTACATACTTGCCCTGATTATTACCGCCCATCTCACCCAAACCGATTTGAGATTGTGCGATAGACAATGGGGTAGTATCCCCCCACCCCTTACCAATAAAAAGGAAGAACAGAAATAAGGTAATAAGTAAGATAGATTTTATTTGCATAATTTCCTCCCCTTTTTCTCGAATTTCTCATTCTAAGAAATTCTTATCTTCGGATATTTCTTTTTCTGCGCTGGTAAGACCGTTCAAATTCAGCGAGCCGCCTATCTCTTTCGGCAGCACTAAATCTTTGGCGCTGGTAAGACCGTTCAAATTCAGCGAGCCACCTATCTCTTTCGGTAGCACTAAATCCTTGGCGCTGGTAAGCCCGTTTAAATACAGCCAGCCGCCTATTTTTTTCGGCAGCACTAAATCCTTGGCGCTGGTAAGCCTGTTTAAATACAGCCAGCCACCTATCTCTTTCGGTAGCACTAAATCTTTGGCGCTGGTAAGGCCGCTCAAATCCAGCCAGCCGCCTATCTCTTTCGGCAGCACTAAATCTTTGGCGCTGGTAAGGCCGCTCAAATTCAGCCAGCCGCCTATCTCTTTCGGCAGCACTAAATCTTTGGCGCTGGTAAGGCCGTTCAAATTCAGCGAGCCGCCTATCTCTTTCGGCAGCACTAAATCTTTGGCGCTGGTAAGGCCGCTCAAATTCAGCCAGTCGCCTATCTCTTTCGGCAGCACTAAATCTTTGGCGCTGGTAAGGCCGTTCAAATTCAGCGAGCCGCCCTTATAACTTTCCTGCTTAAACACCCAATTTAAAAAACTTATAAAAGTAGGAAAGCGATTTTTGAATTTTTCCTCACATTCGATTTTATCTACCTTATCATTAGGATTAAATCTCAATTCAAATTTTCCGTTGGGTAGATAATGACCTTCCCGCCAGATGTTCAGATTAAGTTTAAGTTTTTGTTCTGTATTTCCGTGGGAGTTCAAGTCGTGGATTACTATATCGCCTGTTGTTGGTGAATGGAAAAAACTGGCAAATTCACACATTTTTAACTCCTTTCTTTTTTAGTTTGTTTAGCGTGGTGTTCCTGTTTCTCTTTTAGGATAATTAAAGTCCAGGCATAGATACTTTCGGCGTGGAATTTACTGCAATGGATGAGTTTATTTAAGGTCATCTTCTCCTCCTCATTACCTTAATTTTTTCCAGATGCCTCACACCCTCATAATCAGCCTCACTCTTATCCCTTTTGGATAATTTGAAGTGGGACATCCAGTTGGGTTTTTTCATAGGGAATAAAAACCCTCAGTCGTCTTTCGCACCGGCAGATTAAAATCTTTCGGTTGTCGCAGGTCGCCCTTTTGACACGCTGAGGGTTGGTTTATAAAATAAAAAATTCTGCTTTCACCTGCGAAAGTTTCGGTCATTTCTGTCTTACTCCTTGTTTGACATATTTTCTTTACTTACTTAATACTGATTGATAATGAATAATCTTATACCTAAAAAATAATTTTGTCAAGATAATCTTTTCTGTTTATCTATCGCCCTATGTATCTTCACTTTTGTATCCTGTATGAGTGCGGGTGAGGGTTCAAGAGCAAATTTTGTTTTTTTAGTTATATGTCCTATCCAAATTCTTTTCAGTAATTTTAATTCAGTAAAGGAAGGATTGAATTTTCCTAATCGCCACCTATAAATAGTAATTGCCTTAACGCCTAACTTATCCGCTATCTTCTCGTCGGAAATATTAAAATCTTTTCTTAATTGTTCAAGAATTATTTGGGCTTCTGTTCTCATCTTGGCTAAAGTATATCATAATGAAGTCATTATGTCAACTCAATAATCTAACTTTTTTTCTGTTAACAGGGGATTAAGATTTGAGGTGTCTTTTGATAGGTTTTCCTGAAGGTAAATAAATCTGTTTTCCGGTGCAGGTGCATACAAACATCCTTCCCATTGCCTTAATTGGTTTATTGCAGACAGGGCATAAGCCGTGAACGGCTTTATCAAACCCCTGTTCTTTCATTGTCGGTTTCCTATGATACCCGAATATTACGGAAGGGTCAGAAGTTTCGTTAGAGGATTTTATCACTTAACTATGTGCCCAAAAGTGCCAGAGTAAACTTAACCAAGCAATTTGCATAAAAATTATAATCAATAATGCCTTCGTTTTATTTGTCCTTTTTAAATCCCAGAATTTCTGGCTTATGCTCTTTCCCGTAGTCTTTACTGCCAGAAACTCAATTACACCGAAGCAACAGAAGAATATCGCAAATACACCGAATAGCCACCATTGACCGAAAAGTGCCGGCGGGATTAAAAAACCACCTGCCAGTAATATTACAAAAATTATCTCGCCTATTGCCATAATGCCTCCTTACTTTTTATAATACTGTCCACCTTTTTGATAACCTGTATCCATTCCACCCATAAAATCACAACCGCAAATTCCAATTACTAATAAAATACTAATAATTACCAATTTAATAATCCTCATTTTTCGCCTTTTTTCTTTGTGAGCTTCATTTTGGCAAAAATGCCCCCCAGAAGCGTCAAAAGGGATGTAATAGCCCCCCAGATAGCTCCCTGCTGTTTGCCTGCCCTGGCGGCCTTTACAGCCCTCCTGTTGGCCTCCTGTTCAAGTTCAAGCAGATTTCCCTTATAAATAATCGCCAAATCCCCATCCGTAACGATAAATTCGGTCAAATTCGGGTAGGCAGGTTTTTGTATTGCCTTAAAAGCCACGCCCATAGGAATAGTCCATTGTTGCTCTTTTGAAGTCAGGATCGTAGGAAGTTTTTGTTTAAAAGTAGAACAACCAATTACCAATAAAGCGAAAATCGTTACTAATAAGTATTTACTCAATATTCGGAAAGACATCTCTAACCTCCTTCATCCTTTTTCTTATCTGTGCCGCCAGCATATCCTCGTTTTCGGTCAATGCTTGGGCTAACAATTTTTCAAGGGCTTGAAGTTCTTTTATTGCGGCTTCCTTGCGTCCAGGGATAACTTTATTAATTATCTGTGCTACGGCACTTGCCAGGGCGATTGCTTCCATTATTTTACACCTCCATTCTCCCCTGCTTTTTTGCCGAAATAGAAACTTACCACCGATACCACTACATAAGCCACAAGTTGAGGGTCTAATTTTCCTCTTATAGATTGTATGGCAAAAGTAAAATAAACTATCAGAGCAAATACACTACTCGGTTTCAACAATTCATTTATTGAAGTCATCATACTGCAAGGAATATTTATGGTAAACATAGGTAGTTTAATATTCATAATTTCCTCCTCAACCTTTTTTCAAGCCTTATTATCTTCCTATCCAATCTCAATATTTCCTGCGCCGGATGTTTCTGTATGACGAGTAGGTTGCGTTCTTCTCTCAATACTTCTATTTGCTTTTTTAACCTATCGTGCCGTTCTGATTTTCTTCTGTCTAACCAGTCGGAGATTGTCATACTCCCCAATCCCTTTTTAGTTCTATAAAGAAAGGTAGTTTTTTATCTTCTTCTCTGCGGTTTTCCCATATCCCAGGGCAACCGCCTACCTTTGCACAATAGACCATATTACCCTCTTGGAAAAAGAGATTGCCCTTGCATATCGGACATTCGTGCTTACGGCGGTCATCGTTCATCTTTTTTGACAATTAACAATGTATCCAGTTTAATGTCTATCTTCGCAAGGCTCAAATCTATTCCCTTGATACACTGTTGAAGCACCGCAATATCCTTTGAATTATCTTGTCCTGCCTTGACGGCTTCTACCGCTATACTATAAGTCTTATTAAAAAATACGGACATCAAAAGAGTAATAATTGCAGTCAAGATAACATAGACCATTTTCAAACCTACATCTTGCCGTCTTTCGCCATTCAATGCCATCTCCTCACTCCTTTTTTATCTCCTTAATTGTGAAAGTGCCAAATATCCCCATAACAACTCGCCTTATACACAAAACCTCTGCCGAACCAGAAAGTTATCATTAGATAAAATTTATGATACAGAGAGCTATACCGCCTGCCGCAGGAGCCACATACTCATCCGCCCCGATGTCCCAAGTGCCTGAACGGGTTACTCCGTCTATGTCGTCGGTGAAAGTGCCAGATAAATCTGTTCCTGCGTCTATTAAATTTGGTGCGGTAGATTTAAGGTGAAAATCACCATTGGCATAATCCACAAAGTTGGCAGCCCAATCCGTAGCCTCGGCAGTCCAGTCAATATTCCCTGTTCCTGCTTGTGCATCGTCGGAAGCTGAATAAGTTACCGTAATCGTGCCTGCATAGTCATCGGCATTGTTAAATACAGCACTATTCTTAACTAGTGCTGGAATTGTATTCATTCCAAAATAACAACCACTTATCGTGGAATTAAATACATCTATCGTAGTTGCAGCGTTAGTCTGGACAAGACATCCATAATACAAACTATAAATTATATTGTTATAACAGAGAATTGGAGTATCAGTAGAAAATGAGTAAATGCCACAGGATAAAGATGCTGATAACGCATCAGAAAACATAATACTATTTGTTATTTTAATCACTCCACCCCAAAGTTGATTTATATGCACACAATCTCCAGTTCCCGCGCTTGTTACTTCAATTACTAAACCTACAATCCTGACATTCATAAGGTAACCTGAAATATTTATGGCATCAACATTAGTAGAAGCGGATAAATCCAAACGGTATTCGTTAATAGTCCCAGTAACTTTCCCCTTATGCCTCGCCGCCGCAGTCGTGTAGATATTGATATAACGAGTTGCGTCAGTAGTATAATTGTGTATCGTAACCGCAGTCGTATCAGCACTTGACCAAGTTCCGTCTATCTCTACATCAAAGTATTTATCGGCGGTAACTAAATTCTGCTCATTGGCGTTCATACAGGTTTCCAACGCAGTATAATCACCGCCAGAGGGCATAACTGTTTTCTTGAGTTGAGTTGCGGCATAAGCATTGTCTAACCAGAATTTCTTTACTATCGTTAAATATGGACTTACTTTTCGCCATAAGTAACCAATCGGACTATTTATCGGCGCGGATATTTCACTTGCTAATCCTGTCTTGGTGATGAGTTTATTTGTGATTGCGGTTTTAGTAAAGGTAACAGAATTAGTTTTTATCGCTGAAATATCTACTTTGGGTAAGGCGTATTTTCTTACCCTGATTAGTTTAGGATGTTGTGGGTCAGTATTATCTATAAGCGATTGTTCATATTGCTTTGCCTGTGCCTCGGTTATGCTCGGCACTTTTACCACAACATAATTCGGCAGACATTCCTCTTTGCCCCAAAGCCAACCGTCAGAACGGACAACGATAATATCGCCTATTTGACTTCGGGCTTCGTAGGATTGCTTCTCGCCTGGTGTCATTTTATTAACTTCTACCAAAGTTAGACTATCCATCCAATGAGATTTGGCACGGATTAATAATTCGGCACTAAAACAATCCCCCATAAAGCAAAAGCAAATCAGCAATAATGGGATGATGAGAAGTTTACGCATAGGGGGCTCTCCTTTGTTAATCATAGTCAAAAGTAATATCAAAATGTGCCTGATGTATGGCGGTATTCGGCGCACTATCATAAGTCAGGTAAATACATTTCCCTGCGACAACCGTGGAATTTGTGATTGTGCTATCCGAACGCACTCCGCTTGTGGTATCAAAATCGTTGATGAGTGTAGCATTAGCTAAACTAATAAAAGTGTCGGCGTATTTTATATCCCCTACTATCTCATTTGTAGTGGCGTCAAGAGTAACCTCAAGATTTGTGATGGTGATATTTGCGTCTAATTTTCCCCAAAGACATAACTCATTATCTTCGGTCTGCATAGTGAGAGGGTCAGGGATAGTAGCTAAAATGTGGTGGCGGTTTCCTGCGATATTGGAATTATTGGCAATAGTTACCGTTCCTGTAAATGTAGGTGAGGCAGTATTGGCTTTCGTCGCCCATAATGTAGCGTCTATGGTATCTATATCGCCATCATCATTGGTGTCTAATAAGTGCAAGTAATCATAAATGCTATTCTTGGTAAGGGTATGGTTATCGCCATTGTAAGATGAGCCATAGACGGTGTCGGTAACGGTAAGATTAACAAGGGCAGGTGAGGCGGTGGTGTCTACATCTTGGTTCATTTTATAGAGTTCATAAGCACCCTGACCGGTGTTTACAGTAGTAAAAGTAACTGCATCGGTAGTATTCGTTCCCTGATTAGAGGTGTATTTAGAATATCCTGCCGAAGCGTGATTGCCCCAGCCATAAGCAGTATCATAGTTGGATTTTAGGGTAGCGTTAAAGTCTGCGGTGATTTGTGTGCCTGTAAGGGTTAGATTAACAGTTCCGGTATTGGCGACGGTGGTGGCTTCGCCGCCACCCAAGACAAGAGCTTCGATTTTGTCATAGATGGCATCTTTTGGGGCGGCGTGTTGATCACCATTCCAAGATGCTGCGTAAGGGTCGGCATTTATGGTCACATTAGCAAAAGTCGGGCTACTGCCAGGAGTTATAACTTCAATAGGAGTCCCGGAAGGAAATCTTTGCGCTAAATCGGTTGCCGGATAGACTAATTCGAAGACAAGAAATAAAATAAATATACAAACAACAATCGGCAATATATGTATTTTTTTCATAGTTTATAGTGCGTTATAGTAATTATATACCGTTGCTGGGTCTGCCCTTGCCGCCCAGGCCGCTACATATCCAGAAGCACCCATTACATAACGATAAGTTCCGGTTGACGCTGTGCGTTTCTGGATTATCCAAGCCCCATTTTCAGCAAGATAACCAAAGTAAGAGGGGTCGCTTGCCATATCCTCATCAGAAATTTCAAAGATAACATTATGGTCGCCTACCTTATGGTAAATAAAATTTGTATCGGGTCTTTGTATTGCCATATTATTTCACCCCTCCTTTATACTTTATCCGCTAAGTTTATTAAACCCTGGCCAAATTTAAGTTTAAAATTTGCCTTTTCTGCTTCCAATTCTTCCCTTGCCTTGATAAGAGCTTTGGTGTTATTCTCATTCTTGAGCCGTTCATGTTCGTTCTTAATATGATTATCGGCTATCTCCTTATTCTGTTTAATGACATTTTCATTGAATAACTTTTGAGTCTTAACCAATTCCCTTGTTGCTGTTTCTGTATTGTTGAGTAATACCTGTGTGTCCTCTTTGAGTTTAACCAAATCCTCTATTTTCTTAATTTCCTTTTCCCTGGCATTAAGACCTTCTGTCCTGGCATCCTGCGCCACCTTGATTAAATTAAGTTCCTCTTTTTTGTCGGAAATTTCTTTTAATACTTTGCTAACTGAACTTTTAAATTCTCCAAGTGTTACGCTAAAACCTTCGATTGCCTGTAAAATCTTGTCCATTTGTTCCTCCTTGATAAATTGTTTTTATTTTACTCCCGCAATATAACACGCAACGCTTGCCGTGTCATCTGCATCGGTATTGTTTCCCGTTAATGTTACCGTTATATATTTATATGGCCAGTTTGCGTCAAGCCAGAAAAAATACCAACCATTGCTTGATATAGTTTCTGAGGTTTGAGGAGTAACCGTTCCGGCTACATCCATAAAAGACCCAGCAACATAATTCGTTCCGTCATAAGAAACGGTGATTGCGACTGTAAGGCTAACTGAAGCTCCGACCTGAGTTTCATCGTAAGAAACCCAAAATCCAATTTTCTTATAGTCTTGGATATAAGCCTCCCCTGTTGCGCTTGTAGGCGAATCATCAAGAAGAGTAGTAGCTATAAGAGTTTCATTTACTTCACCCGCAAATGCCTGACTTGTTATGAATAAACAGGCCAGTAAAATGAAGATTAGTTTTTTATTCATACTGCCTCCTTTTTATGTCATAAAACCCTATTTCGTTGACGAACTTCTATGTTTATTTACCCCACTGCTTCTTGTTGATGAACTTCTGCCCTTTTTGTTTTTTGGTATCAATCCTTTTCCTATCTGTGCCGCCTGTGAAGCCCCGGGTATCCCTAACAATGAACCCGCCGCTCCTAATGTAATTATTAAGCCCTTCAATTTAGTTTCGATAGTTTTGCCTTTTACAATTCTACCCGCACCTTCTAAAATATCCTCTAAAGTATTTATCACCGGAACAGGATTAGATGAATAAGTTATAGCGGAAACTAACTGTCCGAGCAAGGGAACGCTTTGAACCATATTCAAAACTACTCCCGAAACAAAACTTTCTTCTTTCTTTTTATCTTGAGCAAAAGCATTTGTTATTTTTCTTGACCCTCTACGGATTCCTTCTTCAACCGCTCCGGCAAATATTAACAACCAAAAGAATGAAGAAATAGTTTTGCCATAATCTTTTTCTTTTATTCCCATTCTCCATATCTGCCTATTGATATTATCCCATCTGTTAAGCATAAAACTTTGAAAAGTAAGAATTGTCTTATTTAATGATTTATTATCAGTAAGTCCATAACCTGCTGTTATGGCGAGTGGTTGGTCTTTGAAAAAAGATGACCCTTGACTTTCTCTCATCAAACGCGTAGCTTCAATGATTAAGCCAGGATTAGGATTTTTTAAGTCAACTGCAATACCTTTTTCAGAACATAACTTTTCGTATGAACCAGAAGCCGCAGTTGAACGCATAATTCCGTCTAATACTTGCAAAGGTTTAAGCCCCGTTCTTGCCATATTGCCAAAAAACCCTTCCCCAAATTCCCTAAAAGCTATATCATCTCCTACTGCTTTCTTGATTTCGGGGAAATTGTCCATAATAAAATTACGCCATTCTTTAGATGTAGAAATATTAGTAGCCCCTTTAGTAGCCCATCTTACGCCTATTGTCGCTATAGTATCAGCGAAAGATGAAAATTGCACTAAAGCAGATGATAATCTAAAAGACAAAACGCCAGCACCGATATTCTGACGGAGTATATCTAAGGCGGCAATTCGCTTTGCTCCTTCTGTGCCGCCTTTCCTTGCCATTAAATCAAGCCATTGAAGCCAAGCAAGAGTTCCAACATCGCCTAATTTTTCTCGCATCTCAGGAGAATTTACTATCTCAAAATACATCTTAATATTTTTGCCTGTATTTAACATATAAGCGACATCATCTAAATGCCTGCGGAATATTTTATCTATATTTGTCTCTAATTTTATTTTACTTATTTTGGCGCGTTCTTTAGTAAAACCTTGCTCAACCGTCTTAGTCTTACGATTAGCAATCTGTTCGGGGGTTTGTCCGAATCTCTGATATATTTCTAAATCAGACATCAATTCGTAATCTGACATAAAAGATACATAATTTTCCTGTTCTCCTACATCAGCATTATAGACTTCTTTTGAGTATTGTTTTACTGCAGGGAACTCTTTATCAAAAATATATAATACAAACTGATAAGCGGCTTCTTCTTCTGGGGTAAGTTTAATAGCGTCAACTTCTGCTTTAGTTATCCCGTTATTGGCGAGCCTTTCTAACCCGCCCTCTTGCCTTGATGCCGCTATAACTCCTATTCTTTCAAATTCCTTATCAGTAAAATCCTTAGTTAAATTATACCATTGCTGAATTGCCTCATCGTTATGAATAAGGTATTTAGAAAAATCAGCATCTAAGACTTTCTTCATTTCTTGCATACCCGTAACATCCGCTAAACCGTCTATAGGCGTAAGACCTACACCTGTCTTTTGGGCATAATTCTGCAAGGCAATACATCTTTCAACCCAGGAATTTACTTTATCTCCGATAGGAACTTTAGGTAAAAGAGTGGAATTTATGGGAGTTACTGTCTGCATAAGTTGGATTTTAGTTTTTTCTTTAGTGGACTCATAAACTGCTTCCCTTGCTTTTAACTTAGTCTTTCCCAACCTGCTTAAATCATCTATTGTTTGCTTGACTTGGCGCAGTTGGTCTAAAGTCATATCCTTAAGATTGACTTTTTCAAGCATAGCAAGTTTCTCTGCTGGTATATCTATCGGCCTACCCTCAATTTTCATCCTCTCAACAAACGCTTTCATACTCTCGCGTCTGGCGATAGTTTTTTCTGTTCTATTTCTTAAATCAAACTTAGCTTTAAGATTATTTATTAATTCCTGATATTCAATGGCGATATTTTCAGCAGGGGCAGATTCTATGCTTTCTACTAAATTTGCTACCTCATTACGAAGCGCTAATTTCTGCTTTCTATTTTCTTGAATATCATCATACTTTTGTTTTAAGTTTTCTAATTTAACCTGTGCCTTAGCTTTCTCTGCCTCTATCTGATACTCACCAGATACTATTTGTTTCTCTAATTTAGCAATATCTCTTTCATATTCTCTGACTAATAAATCCTCATTGGCAAATTCCTGCTCTAATGCAGTCGTCTTTTCTTTTTGGAACTCTTTGGATATTTGTGCCTCTCTCTGGAATAATCGCTTGAGTGCTTTAGATTCTTCTATAATATCACCGACTTTAACCTGACCTGTAGTGGCACGGATTACCCCCTTGACTTTGCTTGTAGGGATTACGCTGGGTTTGGAAGGTTCTATTATTTCACCTGTGGGTTGGGAGAGTTTGATTATTGATGGGTCTAATACAAAAACTTGGTCGTATGTGCCTTTTCCAAAAGCCCTTTCCTGTCCTTTTAAAACGATTGCATCATAACCTTTATTTTTCAATTCTTTAATAAACGAAGTATGTGAGTAGGGTGCTTCTATTAAAAGCTCGTTCTCCTTTGTGATATTGTAAGGTTTCTTTATATCAAGATTAACTGCGGTTATTTTTCCTTCTTTACCTGCAAAAGTTTTCGCATAATCTTCGCTTGTTGTAAAATGAGTTCCGAGTTTTTCTTCGCCTGTTCTTAATGTTTTCTTTTGGGTAAAATCAGTTATTAACTCTTTACCGCCAGTATAATATACCTTCCCCTCACCTGTGGGGACTTCTACTTCTGGAATGCTTAACTGACTTAAAATAGCTACTACCTGGCGACCATCCATTTCTATAATGGCTCGTTGCCCTATAATCTCCTTGATTATACCTTTTAAGATAATACCTTCAGGATTAGTGAATTGGACAGTCTGACCAAGTTTAGGGATAATAACCGACCCTCGCCTTACAATTCCTATTTCTTCCTGAAGTAATGAGAACAAAGATTTTCTTGAGGCATAATTTTCTAATATACTTGGTTCTATTTCTGTTTCTAAACTTACTCCCAATGTTCCTTCTGTTGCACTTGGCACATTAGGAGCAGTCAATTTTGAAAGTAATCTGTTTTTATATCCTTGTTCTAATGATTGCCTCAATACTTCTTCGCTCTTATACCCTGAAGGCATATACTTAGACATAGCATCATCAGTAAATTTAGTTGCAGCTTCATCAATTCTTCTGCTAATATTTCTTGTCAATAATTCTTTTCTCAATGCCGCTTTACCTAAACCCAAAAGACCTAAAGCTACTATATCTTCACCTATATCGGCGGTTATCTTGGCCCATTTGGGCATATTTTCTATACCAGGGATATATTCATAAAATCTCTTAGTATCTTCCGATTGTAATATCCCACGCTGAACTCTATCTATCAAATCATATCCGCCAGAAGTATCTATTGCTCCTCTAATTCCTTTCAATATAGTTAATTCAGGCACTAAGGCAAATTCAGTAATTGCTTCAGCTTTTGGGCTCGTTAATACCCAATCTGTTCGTAAACCAAAAGGAACTTCCTCGCCTTTTTCTCTATAAGTTAATTCTACTACTGCCTGTGCTTTTTGTTCTTCAGTTAAAGGCGGTTCATATTTTCTTTCTTCGGGTTTTATGGCACGGAGTTCAGGAATAAAAGGAACAGCACTTCCTAAGTCAAAAGTATCTTTTTCTAAAAGTCCATCTTCCCGTTCCCTGATTGCTATAGCCGAACCTAAATCAAATGGCATTATTTTTCCTTTTTCTTATTGACTATTGTTAATTCACCATCGGGAGTAATATGTTTAATTACTCCATTCAAATCTATAATATCTATTCCCTCTTTTCCAGCAGTTTTAGCTTGAGGGAATAAAGACAGAGTTTCCTCTTTTATCGTTTCTATTGACGCGGTTTCCGGGTCTTTCCCTTGTCTGACTTTATTCATATAATTACGGAACATCCTTTGTTTACTGTCATTCCTTGCCCCTGCGTTCTCATCTCCCCAATATTGTATTCCTTTCATAAAGCTAACATTCGGGAGTAACTGTTCTAACTTTTGGCTTTTATTCACATCCTGATTAAAAGTAACTAATAAATCAAAATCATCATCTGACAAAGCGCCGGCAGTATTAGCTTCCATGAGAGCTAAATCAATATCTTTAGGATTTATTTTATTATATAACATATCATTTACAAAGCCGACAAATTTTGCACTTTTAGTTTTTGCCTTAATAGTTTTCGGACTTTCTAATGCCTTAATCATACTATCCGCAAATCTTGCGGTAATATTCCCTACTTCCCTTTCTGCCTTGACTTGTGGAACGGTTAAGTTCCCTGCAATTTTCATATCTATCAAATCGCTTTCTCTTTTATTTGTGGCTATAGCAATGGTTTCTTTTTCTTGATTAGCAAGTTTCTCAACCCTCGTTTCGGCTTCCTTGATAAAATTAACTCTTTCGGTCTGTGTCAATCCGTGATATTCGCCCTCATCCCCTTGTTGTAATTCCTGTAAAGCATATTGAGGATTATTCAAAATGCCATATTCAACATTTCCTTTTACTATATCGTGTTGGAATTTCGCATATTTGGCATCCGCAGTCCCCTTATTATATAACCCTACTTTTACCCCATTTTCTAAAGACCTGCGATAATTGGCAACATTGGTTATCCTATCGGCATCGTTCATCCCGCCATAATTGTCTATTATCTGCTGGCTTTGATAATCTATCGAGGCATCTATGGATTTTAATTCCTTCGCCCTGAAATCATTTTTTATTCCCCATTTTGTAGCAATGACCTGTTTCTGAAAACCCGCCATAAATTCTTCTTTTGCTAACCGTCCAGTGATTGTCTTTGCGGCCTCAGTGCCTACCTTGTCAATCTCGGTTTCATATTTAGCGGAGTCAAAATCCGTATCTTGGTCTGCTGCTGATTTTATGGAGTTTAATCTCTCAAAACTAAAATTTTGAGCTTCCGTTTGCTGACGAAAATCCCTGATTTGCACTAATTTATCTTCCACCTGCGCGATCGCCTGTATTACCTCACTTTGTGCCTGCGCGGATTTATTTATGGAAGTAAGGGGCATCTCAGGAACATTTATTCTTGGAGCATTTACTCTCGGAGTGCTTATTCTTGGAGTCGTGCCTACATTTATGGTTGCCTGGCTATCTGCGACTGGAATTTTTGGCATATTATCCCCGTGCGTATGTTTTTACACCCATATTAAGAATACTTTTAAATGCGTTAGTCATAGCATCATACTGTGCTGATTTTCCCTGCATTTTATTGATGTTTGCTTTATTTTGCGCCTCTGTTTGATAAATTCCTGCCTGAGTTCCGGCTTCTGTTTTATATATTCTTGCCTGTGTCCCTGCTTCCAAATTATAAATATCCGCCTGGGTTTCAGTCAAACCCACATTATAATCAGCATTTATTTGTGCATAAATAGCGTCAAGTTCGGCTTCCCGTAAACTATCTATCATAACAGCCACAGGAGAACCCTCCATTTTTACCCCAGCCTTTGCGTATCCTGCCCGTTGTGTGCTATATAGTGATTGAGCTTTCTGGCGGATATCTTTAATCTGAACATCAGCACTAAGGCGTATCATCCTGCCTTGTAACTTCGCCATCGTCGCATTAAGATTACCTTGTAATTCTGCCATTGAGGCGTTGAAATCACCCTGCGATTTTACCATTGCCGCATTGAAATCAGCCTGTAACTGCCCCATCGCGGAATTGAATTTATAAGTATTCTTAGTCCGGCTGGCGTTTATGAAGCCTGTAGCAATATCAGTTAATCCAGAAATAACTCCAGAGGCAATAGTTCCCATAGCTGCGCTTGAAGTTGAACTGGTAGCTGCGCTTGAAGTTGAACTGGTCGCTTTAATGCCGGATGTCCCTGAATTTATTTGCTCAAGTCCTGTATTTATGAGTGTTCCCATTTAGTTTATCTCCATATCTGCTACAAGAGAAAGCACGTGCAAAGGTAGACATTTTTCTTGTTCTATAATTATCTGTTTTTTTGTATCCCAACCAGAAGGAAACGGAATTTTTTTAATCCCCGTAAATAAAGGAGTTATTTTATCTGCCGCAAGAGAAACATCCCTGACTGTTATATCATCCATTTTTGTATCTGTGCCTATCCTATAATCCAAACTCTTATAAATATTCGCACTTACCGCAGAAACTCGTTTTGTTTTTCCTTGCGATGTAATTCCCCCTGGTGAACCTTCCAAGTCATTACTTTTTAATCTCGCGGTATATCCTAAGCCGATTGAGATTTGTGCATAATAAGCATCTAAGGTTACCACTCCATCTATTGATACTGTTCTATCGGGATGGTATTCCCCATCGGCAAATACCTGGACATTTTGAAGCGCTAAATGGTTTAATCCTGAAACCTCATTCGCGCATTTATTTGCTTCACCACCCGTATCGTAAGGTGTAAATTCTGTGCCATCAACATCAACATTGAATAAATCGTGCAGATGAAACTCCGTCCCACTTACGCCTGGGGCAACAATATATCTATTATTATTCAACTCGGTCATTCCGACTGTTTCCGCGGCTTCTGCTACGGTAAACATATTGTCTATATAAAATATATTTTGCGCATCCGCATTTAATATCGTGATTATGATACTATCAATAGCACCTTTATCCGCATTACTGACTGCCGATATATCCACGGTTTCAGTTTGCCATTCATTAACTATTAGTATATTTGGGGTATATTCTACGATTGTCCCGCCTATTGTGTCGTGAAAACCGATTTTAATATTACTTCCTACCCTACTTGCCCTGATATCAAATGTAATTTCTTGAACATCAGTCCAATTTAACGGGACTGCTATTGTCCTGGTAAGAGTATCGTTTAGGCTGTTTGTTATCAGAGCAATTCCCTTTAATGAATATAATCCTTGAGTTTTGATGGTAGTTTCAGGATAACACTCTAAATGTTTTACTCCTGCTGAAATAGAACAATATAAATCAAAAACTAAAGGGCTCCAAGTAGAACCACCATTTGTAGTTGTCTTTGACCATAGATTATATATATTGCCTATTGCCTGTGCCCACCCAGTACCAGTAGATTGTGCAGGACAAGTAAAAACTAACCAATAAGTCCCTGCTGGAATAATAAAATCGGTCCAATTTATTGTATTGTTAGCACTTGCAGTAGGAGTAAAAGTCAAGGTTGCATTTGCGTGGGCGAGAGTTCCTGATGGGTTTCCCGCATTGTCGGTTTCTAATCTACAAGTAACTTGTCCTGAAGGAGTGCCGACATTAGCATTAAAATAAGCAGTTGCTTGAGTAATTGTAACGTATGTAGTAAAAACAAATTTTTCAGCATTCCAATATTCTAAATCAAGAGAATCTCCTAACCTTTGAGAACCTACATTTGAAATATAACTTACACTAACATCATCCGTTGTAATATCGCTACTTGGGTATGCCGCCTGTATAAGAGCATCAGTAGGATATTCCATAGAATCAACTGTTTTTTCCGGAATAGCGCCTGCTTCCCTTTCTACTAATCCCCTGATTTTAACGATATCCCCTTCCTCAAAATCATTATCACAAGTTACCACTACCGGATTAGCCTTAGTTATATTGGTAATTGTTTTAGGGTTATCAAGAGTTAATCCACTATGCACAAAAAACGCATCTTCCTGGTCTGTAAATTCCGGGGCGGACATATACTCAATATAACGCCTATATACCCCGCCTATTTTCCTACGCACTATGAACCATACTTCATCATAACTTTCTTTGGGGATTACTGCCACGCTTTCATAAAATCCGTTTGTATCGTGCAAAGTCCAAGCAGATACTTTTTGTTCTATCTGTCTGGTGAATACTGCAAGTTTACCGTCTGCACGGACGCACCATAATATATTAAGCGGAGATTGCTGATAATCCATATCCACAATACCGCTTTCGCTTATATGCTCCGATAATGCCGTAGCATCACCTGCAATATAATTATCCTGGTCAAGCGAATAAATATATTCTCTCAATATCCTGTTATATTTCTCCCAGTAAAAAATATTATTTCCTATGGCCTGGGGAAGAATAGAGGAAGTTCTATCTCTGACTTTCTTTTTCATCCTTCCGGCTGTGGCAGTTAGAGCTAAAGTTTCGCTTCCTGTTCCTAAAGAAGATACTCCACTCGGCGTTCCTACTAAAATCTCATTTGCCGGAAAGAGCCAGTTTATGACTTCAACCTGGTTAGTGTCCGCGGCAAACTCTATTCCATCGGCATCATCTGCCCCCAATTCAAAGGTATCATACGCCCCAGTTGCAGAACCCCAAGTCGTCTGTGGTTGACTGTAAGTATAACCATATATCAATCTACCCTCACTGATTGTAACCGTTCTTGGATAACCTCTGTAACCACTCCAGGCCGCCTCTGCCCAGTCGGGTGAAAGCGTATTAGCATTATTTAAAGTCCCGCCATACAAAACTTTTCCTTTAGCAGTTGTTTTTAATCCACCTGAGGCAACATCAGTTATTTGTATATACCCATCATCTAAATGCCAGATTGAACCTTCGTGGGTAATATCAAATATGGCGGCATCTGCGACAATATCTGATTCTGCATCTCCTGAATCAACACTCGATTTTATTTTCGTAGTGGTTATATTGGCAGGCATTAAGGGGGCGCGGTTTTCGCCTGTTGAATAGTCTATGTCTGTGAGAGTCCAGGCGGTATGTCCTGTGCGGGTAAGTTTCTTTTGCGGCCTGCCCTTTGGGGCATCTGTGCTACTCCCGAGTGTTATATATAAAATATCCGCAGTCTGGGCAAATTGTAAATTCCATAAATCCGCCGTTGTGTAGGTTACATTTGAAGTTAAAGTATAAACCCTCGATACTTCTCCGCCACCCGAACCATAAGCAGTATATCCGGTAGTATCAATGGGAATACCGTCTATATCCGTAAGGGTAAAAGTATTGGCATTTATGTAATCTACTATGAATCTCTTGCCGTTTAATTCGGTTGTTGTGGTTATTTCATCTATATAAACCGTATCTCCATCCGAAAAACCGTGGGAAGTGGCTGTAATTACTCCTGTCGCCACAACGATACCACTGATGTCCTTATATGTTTCAAGTATTGCCCCGCCTTTGCCTGTGGTTGCGTCGTCTTTATAAAACCGTATATATTGGTTCCCAAATTCCAGATTATAAGCCTGAGTATCGGAGAATACAAATTTAATAAGCCTTGTGGATAAATCTGAATCCTTGACTTCATTTACAAAATAAGTCCCTGGGGCTTTCTTTGCCCCGCCATAAAACTCCACAAGCATATTGCGGATTTCTGCGGCTGATTGGTAATATTGCTGGATATCGGTTCGACCTGCAAGACGGGGGCTTAATTCACCGGCAACAAAAGAATTTATGATAGGCGAAGCATTAATTTGACATCCCTCCTATTTGTGTTATACTTATAAAAATAAACAGGATGATAGAAAGAAAAATTTGCAGTTGTTTGTTAATAATTCTACTCATATTAAATTTCATAAATTATATCCTTGAGTTAAGCCATTCATCCATTTGTGGACTATCTGGCGTGCATTCTTGTCCGTTAAGTGATTTTGCCATATTCAATTTTAACTTTAACTCATCACCCAAGACCTTTTTTAATTCCGCATCCTTGGTTATTGGCATACATAAATCATAGGCAAGGAGTGTTGCAAAAACATCGGCAAACGCCGCATCGTAAATATCCTGCTCTACCCATTTATCCGCCGCCAAGTCGGTTATAAAAACCCCCGAACTATGAGCGGTAAGACAGTAATAAATGGTATTACTTTGTAGAACATATTCTCCTACTGTATAAGCATGAGATATAACCCAGGCATCAGGGTCTTTACAGTTATAACCGTATTCAATGCTTACAGCGTTAGAATTAGAGTAAAGTTTACGCCCCTTGATTTTGTGTGAATAATCCGGTTCAACACTTGTTTTATTCAGGCGCAGGAAATCAGAGGGAAGTTGAAATATATAAAGATAATCGCTTAAGATAGGCGTTTCATAATCAACCGCCAACACCCATTTGCCGGCAGTTAAATCATCGGCGAATGTGCCTGATGTATGCGCTATCAAACACTTATAACTTGAAGTATGGATTACATAATCCCCTACTGCATAGGCAGTTGAACTCGCCCATGTAGGAGTATCTAAAGCTATAACCCTGCTGAGGATAGTTTCCTTTTTATTAAAACTCCACGGATGAAGGCGCAATAATGATTTTCTATCCGGGTCATAAATATCATTTACTTTTCTGTAATTCTCGGTATCTTCGCCTATTGTAATAATAGGGTCTTGTCCTAATCTCCTTAATGCCAAATTTATTATCTTAAATTTTGCAGCCATATCTCACCTCTTTTTCACATATTGTTAAAAATAAAATTAACAATGGAAGAGTCTGCATCATCCTTGTTGGAAAACTCCATGTCATATTCACCAACAGTAATATAAATCCGCTTGATAAAATCCTATTTTTTCTTATCTTATATAAAATCCACCCAATAAAGCCAAGAAATAATCCTAAGCCTATATAACCTATCTCAAATAATATTTGCAAGAAGCAATTATGCGCCTGACGCCAAGCAAGCCAATTCCCTTTAGTATTTTGATATTCCCAGAAACCAGGATAACCGCCAGAAACCTTTTCGCTTAAGGCAGGGAATATGACTTTATAAGTCCCAAGACCATAACCAAAGAATGGATGTTGCTTTGTGGTAAGGGATATTGTCCTTTTCCATACCGGCCAACGCCCCCATTTATAATCGGTGATTACTTTATTTTTTGCTATAAATAATGAAAGGATAATTACGGCAATAATAAATAATTTATTTTTTCCTTTTAAATATATGAATAATCCCGCCAAGATAGAAAATATCGCCCCTGATGAATGACTAATCCATACCACCAATGCAATAGGCCAGACATTATGTTTATTATATGCCACCAAGAATGGCACAAGACAGATGATAAAGCTTCCTAATATCATCGGATTTCCTACCGTTCCCCAATAAGTCGCCTGAGCCTGGGTGTATCCAAAATTAAGCAATTTATCATAACCTATCTTTTGCATCACGATAATCGCAACATTAAGAAAAAATACACTTTGAATTGCCTTATAGATAAAATCATAATTCCTTATGGTAAGGCATAAAAGATAAAAACTTGCTCCAATAACCAAAATCATATACGCCGAGAAAGATAAATAAGGGGCTTTGCTCAAAAAACAATTTATGAAAGCGTAAATAAGGATAATCTTGGCTAATATGTGAGCCTTGCTGAATAAAAACAAAAATCCTAAAAACCCACTAACCAATACAAGATAAAACCATAAATTTGTATTCGCCAATAATGGAATATGAAATTCCTTGTTAGGAATTACCGCAAATAAACAGACTATGAAAGCGATTATTTTTTCTTTCATAAAAGTTAAGAGGCGGATTTTTAGTCCGCCTCAAACTTTATCACAGATTGATTGTAATACCTTGAGCTGCGGCTATAATCCAACCGAGAGTATCATCAACATACAGTAATGTTACAGTATCCAGAACCGTATCCATTGTGATACTGCCCCATCCGAATTGGGTAGTGGCATCAATAGTAAGCGTTCCTGTATCGCTTGAAGGTTCGGCTATTAAAGTCAATAACTGCCCTGGATAGCCATTCGCAAAAGTAAGCGTTCTGGTTGTTATCCATACCCTGGCAATGCGATAAAGCGGAGTCTGCGCATTAGCCGCGGTAGTCGGCAATGTAGTCGCATCTTCCTTGCCTACGCCGGTTGTAATAAGGTTAAGATTGATGGGTATATTAAAAGTGCTTCCATTAGTGCTATACCCGCTACTTGTTAAAAAGTTAATATCTGTAGCCGCTCCTTGTTGCGTGCCATCCTTTTGTATGCCTACAGAAGCAAAGGCAGAGGAAAAACACACAAGGAGTGCTACTAACAGAAGTAAAAACAACCTTTTGAACATCGTTTCCTCCTTAGTATAACAAGGCAGGGTTTTAACCTGCCCCGTTATTATTTGTTTAGCCTTTTGCTACGAAGGCAATACCTACCTTGACTACAGCCGCAGCAGTCGGAGTCCCTGCTATCACAGTTATAGTAGGAACTTGTCCATCTCCGGCGGCGATTTCAAATCCCAAAGAACCATCAATACCATCTCCATTTGCAAGAGATGCTTGAGCGGCAGACGCGAAACTCGTAGTAGTCATAAACTCGTCCGGGTCGGCAAGTGTCCCGAATTGCAATGTGCAAGAACCACCTAATGCGGCACAATCAATAATCCAATCCACGATACGCGCCTCAGCCGGTAAAAGGCATCCCATCAGGTGAATTACATCAGTAAGAGTTACAACCCCGTCAAAGGTAAATGAATCAAATACCCATCTCACTACCCCCCCGACTAATTCCGGTTCGATAGTGTTGACGGTTCCAGTCCTTTTTAATGTCTTGTTTACTCCATAATATGTAGTAGCCATCCGTCATCTCCTTTTAATTAAAAATTAAAGTTATTTTTATTCTATACAATCCACTTCTACTACGCGGGATTCCTCTAATCTTGTTGCACCATATGACTGGCCAGCGTAAACCTGAGCAGAGAAATGCAATCCCGGCATAATATCAATGGAAGCTTTTAAGTCAATCCATATGCCAAGCACCATGCCATTTTTATGATACGCGGCACATTGCCTTGTAGTCGAAGAAATCGGAAGCCTCTCGGATTGAACAAAGCTAAAACCGCACAATGTCCCTGGTTCTCCATTTACCAAAGCCTTGACTTGCGCATAATCAGAAGATGTAGCCTCAGTGATAGCGAGCAAATCCTCTACCTCTGCGGCGGTAATAGCAAAGAACCTGTTTTCCGCCTCTACTTCTTCCTGGTCAAGCACTTTTTTCGCTTGACGGATTTTGTTCATATTCAGGCCTGCGGCACCGGCTGAGATTACATGGGCGGCAGCGGCTAACTTGCCTGTATAACCAACGAGAGTAACCTGGTCTGTGCCTGTTTTTCCGGTAAATGCGGTCGCAAAGAACCCAGTGCAGACTACTTCATCTTTAGCCCGCGCTAAAGCACCTGCATTATTCTGCACGATTTCATTGGTCGGGTCTTTGACAAGCATGACCTTATCCATGTTGTCAATGAGGGGAGCCATATAGAAGTAACGAGGAATTATTTTTCTGCGTTCATAACTTGGGTCGCTATTTCTTACTTTTTCATTGCGTGCTAATTTCTCATCCGCAGTTGCGGAAGCTAACTGGTCTTGGAACGATACTTCACCAGAACAATTAGGTTTTTGAAATACTGTGGGCGCGACTTTTAACTTCATCTGCTGAGTAAGCAGAAGAATATTATCGCTGTATTGATTTTGTAGTGCAGTATCAACAGCCATCTAAACCTCCTTGTAATGTTAAGATTAACCTATTAACCTTTTAGCTTTTAGGTTGTCTTTTTCAAGACCTCGAAAGCCTTGTTACATTTTCCAGGCCTCTATTAAGAAGGAGGTTGTCTGACTGCTTGTTCACCTTATGAACAGGGGTTATTACCCTTATCTGTTTATAAAGTTATTACACATTCAACATCTTATTTAATTCATACATCCTGTCCACCAGAAACTTATGTTCAGGATGATTAGCATCTAAATAAGCCGGATTTGACTTGATTTTATTTATCTCAAGTTGCGCGGCCTCAGGTGAAAGCAATGTCCCGCTCATATTCGTTCTGACTAACGATTCTTCGCTTAAATTACTTCCTACGTTAGCAAGCAATTCTATAAGCATTGGGTCATTGCCGTATTTCTTGACGATAGTATCGCCTTGCTTTGGGTCTGCCGAGAAGTTCTTTAATACAGCATTGGCTAATTTTGCCTTCTCGTCATAAGCCAAACCCCACCTTGTGCGTAAGTTCAGGGCAGCCTCATTAAATGCCTTATCATTTGCGTCTTTTTGGGCTTGCGTGCCTTGATTTATGACATTAGCCAACTCATCCATTACCAATGAATATTGATGCGGCAGGAAGCCCGCCTTGTGCAATTTAGCATTAAACCCTTCCATAAACTTGGCGTCTAAAGCCATGCCCTCAGGAAGCTTAAAAGTCGCTGATGCCTTATATTCTTTCGGGTCTTTAGGCCGTCCAAGTTGCGTCATTACTCTATCTAATTCCCCTTGTTCATAATTGCCGTCTTTATCCTTGCGGGGCATCGCTATCTTTTCATGACCTACTAACTTCTCTAACTCCGAATATCCTTTGATAGTATCTCCAGGAGTTTTCCATCCCTTTACTCCTACAAGTGTCCTATGTTCCGGCTCAAGCGAAGTTGTCCAATCGCCCTGCACCTTAGGCTTATATCCTGTTAGGAACTCATCAAAAGATTTATAATTAGCTATATCCTCGGTTGTCGCGCCTGAATTTGTGATAAAACTGGTAACTGCCGGCCTTGATTCCTCTGCTACTGATTCAATAAACGGGATTACGACTGCTTCCATGTCAATTCTCCTTTGGGCTTAGTTGCCCTTTGCGGACTAAGTTGTCCAATATTCTTTTAATAAAATTTACCAATCTATGCCAAAAGCCGATATTTTCACCTGAAAAAGTAGGGAAACTTATCGGCGCAAATACCGGAGGATGCCTTTTTAAATACCAGGAACTACGAGGATTAAACTTTTCTTCTCTGCCCATTCAATCCCCTTTCGTCAAGTCCTCAAGAATATCTTTTAAATCCTTTTCAATTAAATTTTTAATATGGATATAGATACTTCTTCTGCCTTCGGAGAAACTCATCTGTCCATGGTTATCGTTATAAGTCGTATGATTCATAAAACATCGTTTCTCTAAATCTTGTAATACCTTTTTTCCGTCATCGGTCAAGAATACTCTTTTATATAACTGACTATTCTCGGCTATTTGAGATTCTAATTTCTTTAACTGCTCTTTGTTTTCTCTATCGTGCCCGAACATTATTTAACTCCTACTACTTGGCTTTCTTTTATCACTTTATCTGCTTCTCCGCCTGTTTTTATCATTTCTGTCCCAGATTGCAACATCGCCATTTGTTGTTGTAAAGCTAACTGTTGTGTTCTATTTTCTCTAAGCGTTTCAACTTCATCGTCGCTACGAATAACTTTTGGAGTTATATTTGTAATCTCAGCAGTATAATCAACCAACTCATCAAAATCTATTTTATCAAATACTGTCGGGTCAACCGCCCCGAATGAAGCGATAATCTGCATTGCCTGTGATAAATTATTCAACTCTAAAGACTTCTGCGCTCTTGCGAGTGGTGAGATATATTCAATCACATAATCTTCATTTATCAATTCAGGAGGCAAGGGGGGCAATTTATCATTCATTGCCGCGATAGAATATACCCTTTCGATTACAGGGCTTAATTTCTCACGCATAATATTTCCGACTGCCGAACCTAATAATTGCATACGCTGGTTATTCAGGATATTTACTTCCGTGGCTGTCTTATCGCCTATTGACTCCATCAGAATAAATAAGTCGTTATAAAACGCCTGCGCTACTTTCTGCTGTTTGTATTTTACATAATCAATGCCGATAGGCACATTAGCACCTGTTACAATAGGAACGATATGCTCATTAGGATAACCGGCATTACGGATGTTTATACCGTTAGGATTAAAGTTAAATGGCCTTAAAAATGCCTCATCCGGGACTTCTTTGGGAGGCAATACCGATAACTGCGCTCCTAATATATTCGTCTTTTCCATCTGATTAAGCATTTTTATATCTGATAATATATTCATCTCAGGGGAATAACCATAGGGGCTTCCTTTAGCTTTGGCAAAACGGGATACCATAAACGGAAACTCCTTATAACCTGACTCACGCACCACCTCTTTGTGTTCCTTATCAATCCATAATGCTGCAAAGGGCATATTCCTCGCATCTCTCTTTGACTGATCATAGATTGCTCTTGGGAATACGCAGAATAAATATTTGAATTTGGTGTTATAATCTGATTTCACATAACATTCTTTGACTTTATCACCGACCTTAGTTTCGCCAAATTTTCCTATTGCCTGGTCTGCGGTATATTCATATTCAATATAGGCACGTTTTGTCCTGCCCTGTGCGTCTGCCAAGATTATGACATTCTCAATATTCAGACAATCAAAGCGCACATCTTCCTCGATATCCCTTTCGCAATATAAAATATCTGTTCCAATAGAACCTAATCCGAGGTAACTTTCCACGTCTTCCTGGTAAAAATTAGAACCGTTTATTATGGAATACAAGACATCTTCGGTATCTTTCAGGTAATCAAGATTATCTCTTTTTATCATAAGAGAACGGTTACGCAAGCCGATAGTAAACCATTTAGTCTGCGGCCCCGACATATAAGCCTGCATACCTGCGGCAAAATAAGCATTGGCCATAATCGCGGTTGAGTCATAAATATCAACAGGTAATTTATCGCCTAAACTTTTTATGCGGGTGATATATGCCTTACGGGGCAGGGCAAAATACATCAATTCCTGCCAATATGCCTCTAATCCTGAACGGGTTGATTTTTCTGTATCATAGACTCTGATATGTTGTTGGGCGATAGTTTCAGGCATTATCTACCTCCGAGTAATGTATTAAGTTCTAAATTTGCTTCGCTTGGGATACCCAACGGAGATGTTAATATTGTTTTTGTCTGGGCGAGACGCTGTTTTCTTAACTTATCTTTTGCCTCTTGTGTAGCTAAAGCTTCAGCACCTGCGACTTTTGCCTCGGCTGCTTTGACCTGTGCTTCCTGGTAAGAAATAAGTTTAGTCTGCTGCGTTTCCTGAAATGCAAGTGTTTCTTTTTGTTGTGCTTCCTGGGCTGCAAGCACCTTATTCTGCTGTTCTCCCTGGGCTGAGAGTGCTTTTTTCTGCCCCTTTTTTTCTTCAGATGCTTGATAAGCAGATGTTCCAACTACAGCAGCTGATATTATTGCAGCGGCAATCACTATTGGGGGCATTTTAACCTCCGATAAATAAATTTACTCATATCCTTGCTGAACCAAGAAATACTATTAGGATTTTCTTTATTGATGACTTCTCTTATTCCTTGCCTGATTGAAGATAATCGCTTGCCATACACACCGATAAAATGTATATTCTTGCCTTCCTGAAATAATAAATCTTTCATAATTTCAGGATTGGTAAGTAACGCAGGATTGTGTTTTATTTGTTCTAATTGTTCTGCTTTGAGTTTAATAAAGAATCCAAACCCATCGTTACAGGAATACATCCGGTCAGTATCATCCATCAGGGATATAAAATTATAAACTTGCTCTTGATTAGTCATTTTTTAAGATGCTTTTCTGATGTTTAAAATATTCTACCTGAGCTAATCGCCTTTCTGCGCCAACCCGGGTTTTATAAGGCCCCCCAAGATTTTTCCCTTTTTCGCTAACAACATAATAACCGCCTGCGCGTTTTACTATCATAATTTTAATAGGTCATAAGTGCCTACCATTGCCGGTTCTTTATAACTTCCTGTCAATGGGTCGTATCCCTGCACTTGCTCAATTCCTCCTTGCCTGTCCATCCTGCCTCTGATTGGCGGTTTGGCAATCTGTTGTTGCATTGCAAGGGCGTCAATCAAATCCACATACAAACTCTTAAACCCGTCTATGGTTACACCCATCAATTCTGTTTCTAATTCAGCAAGCCAGGGGGATAATTCAGGAAGCATTATTGTATGAGCTTTAAATCTTGGGGCAAGCATCTTGACTCGTTCTAATTTAGTGCCTACTGCAATATGCTCAATCGGCACAATATCAAAGAATATATTACGCCTCTGCATTTCCTTGTAAATGAATGGCTCTAATATCTGCTTAAAATGGCCTTTTTCTATACCTACCGGCATACGCCTTGCCCCGCCAAGAGAAGGAGTCCATTTCTCAACCGCCTTGAATAATTCGTCAATGAATACATCTGAAGCCCAGCGGCCATAAGGAAAATCAACTATAATCCAGCGATTGTCTTCTGTTACGGCATTGACGCACATAGCCCGATAGCAGGCTGATTTATTTATACTTGAGGCTGGGTCAACAGTCATAAATAAATTGGTATCCTTGATAACCTTGTCCACATATAAATATGAATAACGAATGAAGTCATCTTTATTGAATACCCTGTTTTCTGCGCTTGTTGCCTCGCACATCCGCTCTCTCATCCAGACGTCAACCTGCCCTACCCTGCGGAAACTTTCTCTTTCTTTTTCTATCTCTGGCAATGGAAATTTTTCTACCCAGTTCGGTTCACCCTGCTCATTTAATATTGCTATCTTACGCGTCTGGAAACCTAATTCTTCGGCTGCATTGAACACTCTTTCAACAATACATTTTTCGCCTAAATTATTGCCGATTAGAAATATCCTGGTATGCTGGCCTAAGAACATCACGTCAGATAAAAACCATTGCCAATCATTCCCTAAAATCGTATCACTCTTTGCATCCTCCGTGTCCTGAGGGTCATCAAGAACGCAAATACGAGGCCGCCTATCTATATTAGCTAAGCCTCTGATTGATGAACCTTTACCGTAAACCTCAATGCGGATATTGTGGATTTTTCCCTGAGCATCCTTGACATCCACGGAGAAAATCTCGGTTGACTTCTGTTTGATTTCCACAAGATTAGAATTTAAGGCGGGATTGCTAAGATATT